GCTAATATATTGGACAATCCGCCCAAAACCCCAAAGACCGTTACTTGTGTAATCCGGGTCCCGCTCTATTCTGACTGTGACCCCCGAGGCTGGTGCAGTCCCAAAAACCACTTGTCCATCGGCGATCGTATAATCTGTAGTGTAGGTTGCAGTTGTGACAACCCCTACCGCACTAATTGTATAAACGGTTATCTCGGTTTGGGCATCTGTGTAATCAGTCCAGGTAATATCGAAGTTTTTCTGAGTTCCATTTCCTGAATAACTCACACTGGCCGAGTTCTCGGGCCCCATTCTCCACCTAACCAAGCGTCCGATATCCGTGGATGTGAATAGGTCTGACGAAGAGGTCAAAAGAATTGTTCCGGTCGTGGCCTCGGGTGTGAGTGTGATATCAGTCGTGTTTAGAGCAAGGTAAGGCCCTTCAGTATAAACCTGCGAAGGGTCATCACTATAGTTTGTTGAGGACGAGTCAAAAACCGTAAATTGCCACCAATTCGACGCTTTCCTAGCAAGACGTCTTGGAATGTAACCCGGACAGACCACATACATAACATCGTTCAGTTGTGCAACCTGGATGTACTGAAGATCGGCTTCAAGGTAGGGATGATCAAGTGTGTAATTCGGAGCGTCGATTGTGATATCATCGGCAGTTGACGTAGTGGCCGACTCAATCTCAATATAACAAAAACAGTCGTTGGTTGTTGGGGTAAAGGAGAACGTACGTGTACCTGACGCTGCGAGGGTTGAGGTCCCAAACTCTGAGCCGCCAAGGGTCGAGCCCGCTTTTATATTTAAATCCCCTGCACCGACAACAACACTTATTGTATACTCACTGGTTGAGGGGTTTGCAAAGCGTGTGTACAAACGGGCCTCGTTCCCGCTTGAACCGTTAAAAGTGGCCCTCTGATTGATAAAGTCGTAGGCAACGTCCCCAGTCCCTGCGTTTCTTTCCGTCCAATTTGAGATCCCAACACCGAGGGCGAAATGCTCTTCAATAGGGTAGCGATCATCAACAATAAACCCCTCATCATTTGAGATCGTGATTTTCCCGTCTGCAAACTCTAGGATGTAGCGCGATTCGTCTGACGCCTGGAATGGGATAAGACGTGGTGCATAGCTGTCAGAGTCAATAGCCCGTAGATACTTGGACCCGGGAGTACGTGTGATTGCCCCATAAACGAGTGGGATAAAGTTTTCGATATAAGAGCATGATCCGGCATGGTTCGGTAGATCAAATCTTGCACTAAGCTCGGGTGAAATCTCGCCACCTGTAAATGTTGTTCTTAAGTATCCAAACCTCATCTGTCAACCGTCCATGAATCTGTTAGTAATTGTGAGTGCGAATCTTCTTGACCGTCAATCTGTTTGGCAGTGCGGAGGGCGACCTGGAATTCCTGTCCTAGTTGAGCTTGTATGGCCGTTGAACCAGTGAGGGAGAGGGCTGCTTTGAATGCTAGAAAATCTGCGAGCGCACTTGCAAAAAGCGGGTCAAATAATGATGTATCATCGATATCTGCTATGTAGATTATATCACAGGTTGATGAATTTGTCAAGATAGTGCGACCCTCGATCTTATATTCCTGGTACGGGTTGTTTATACGAACAACTCTCAAACAATCGTCAGGAAGTTGAAACTCGTAGCTATACTCGAAAGCGGGATCGGTTGTAAGGAGTGCAAGTGATTGGCGGGATGTGGCGAAGTTCCAAGGATGCATTCGAAGGAGCTCCTGTCTTTTGAGATCATAGAGCTGGTTCATTGTACGAGCAGCCTTGTTGTTATCTTGTGTACGTGAGTTAATAATATCAATCCCGAGTTTTATCAACGCACTATTTATAATATTTATTTCTGTTATCATGTTTCCCCCCGAATATTTTAAAGGCCGGGCCTTTCAGCCCGACCGATCTTATTAATCACCTTTTAGGGTGTAATAAGCTACTAGTGTGATTGTACCAGCAGCCGCAGTAGCTGCAGCTGTTGTAATGTCCAATCCTATAACTAGAGGAACTTTAGGGTCGGTTGATAAACCACCAACTTCCCAAAGAGCGTTGTCGATTTGTGCAATCTCACCAGCTGTTACACCAGATTCAAATCTAATGTTAACACCAGCCGTGTTTTCAGCTTGCAACGTTGTTATTGCCGAAGCAAAACAATCTGCGTCAATTACTGCATCCTGAGCGTTTGCACCTGATTTAAGACCGTAGTAAAGTCCGACATCACAAGCCAAAGCCGGCGTACCGTTAGAATCTAGGTCATCGTTGTAGATCCACAACTGGTGAACTATCGCATTCGAAGGCAAAGCCATGAATAGGATTAGATCATCAGCGTTGTCGATCATTGCCGTTGTAATTTCATTTGTTACATAGGCTGCTCTTAGTATACCACGCTCGTGAGCAGGTAAAATCTGAGCGAACGTACCAACATCTTGTATGTTAGTAACGTGGGTTGTTTTGTGTGTTGCCATGGGTTACCTCATTAAGCGTTTAAGTATTTCCAGTAAACTTGGTTCTCTTCCATACGAACAGCGCCCATTACGAACTCAGCTTGCATAAGCATAGCGTTTCTTCTTTCTGGAATTCTGTCCATAGAGATTTTAAGATCCATAGGAACTGCAACTTTAAGAGCCTGTCTTGTGAAGGCGATCAATTGATGCGACGTGCCGTTTGTATACAAAGGCATGCTTGGGTCATATCTGAAGTCTACTCCTAGGAAGCTTCCGATAACACCTGAGTCAATAGGTTTCGCATTTCTGAAGTCAGAAGATATAACTTGGTTTAGAGCCATAATATCTTTATAACCAGCACCACTTATGAAACAGTTGATGGTTTCGCCAGGCATTACAAACGAATCATTGAACGTCGTACGCATTGCAATAAGCTCGTCGATCGTTATTTCAGCTAAGTCTGTTGCTGCAGTCATAGCAGTTGATGATGCACCTGTTTTGTCATCAGCGTCGCCAATAAGAGCATCTCTTATGATCTCGTCCATCTTTTTACCAATAGCTTGCGCCATTGCAGTAACATAAGGACCGGTTGGATCATAAACCATTCTCATATCATCCATTGTGTCAAGTGTAGCATGACAATGGTATTGTCTCAAAGTCAAAGATCTTGCCGTATGTGGTAAGGTGTTTGCTTCAAGCTCTTGGTATCTATCTGTCACTTCACTAACAGCGATTTCACCCATTCTCTGGAAAACAACTCGTTCCCCAGGTTTGCCGCCCACTTGAGTCATATCGACGTGTGGAAGGTATAGCGAGGCTTTTTGTCTCGCAAGCATGTATACGTCAGATTTAAACTGCGTATAATATGCGTTATTTAAAGTTTCTATGTTTGCCATTTTCTTTACTTTAATTAGTTGACTATTTAAACAATTTGTCGACCTATTGCTTATCGATCAGGAGTACAATCCCCATATTTCGGGCTAGTCTAGGTTTTGAGTCTCGTGGACTGCTCGATATTGGCGGGCTTGAGCTAGGCTTGTCGCCAAAATTAGTTATTATAAGCTAGTTGATAGAGCTCGGTTATTTCCCGTTTCACTATCTCGTGCTTCGGATCGAATCGGTTGTAATAGGCTTCCCGGGTAGGAGTATCAGCCATCATTAATTCAATACGACGACGTGCATCATCAGGGGTTGTACCAAACACTTCGGCCTTCTTAGAATCAGGAACTGAGTCCTCGATAAGGCCTTCACCAATCTTAGCTACAAATTTGATAAACTCGGGGTGATCTTGAAGACCTGTGACCTTTACAAACTCGGCCAACTCTTTCGAACCATACTGAGTAAGTGCCCGATTCGCCATCTCCATCTTCTTATCATACGCAGCACCAAATTCCGCTTTCAATTGCGTGCGGAACTCGTTCAAGGTTGTTTCATAGGCTTTTGCTTGTACCTCTGCTTGGGCCTTGGAAAAGTCGTTAAAACCTTGGGCAATCTCGAGGGCCTCGTTCTTAGTTATGCCCGCTTTCTTAAATATCCCCCTAAATTGTGTAGCGACATCATCGGTTATATCCATACCCTCTGGAAACGCGTACTCACTTATATCTTGTGGGATCCCGCGACGTGTGTTAATAATTGCTAGCTCCTCAGGTCCGTAATTCTCGACCTTTTTCCCGATAAACCCTTCAAGATTTTCGTATGCTTTAAGCAATTCATCAGCATTTGCGAATTTAGTCGCTGATGGACGTTCCCGGTTTTCTACCGCTAATATTTCTGAAAGCGTCTTTGGGGCATTGACTATAGGCTCAGACGGTGTTATAATTGCTTCTGTGGTTGGTTGATTATTCGTGTTTTCCATTATTCATCCTCGGATATTAGTTGATTAAGTTCTTGAAGGTCCAGGTTGAGAAAAGAGGTTAGACGCAGAGCTACACGTCTAAGACCTTCGTTATAGTGTGTGGCATAAGAGTCCCCGACCACGTATGTCGGCTTATTGTAGTGACAGAAATCTAGAAGATCCTTCAGGACTCGACGTCCCTGCGGGGTGCTAAAGACTGATTTATAGTCTTCCACTTTGCCC